GAGCGTATTGGTGCTGAGTCACTGTCCCTGCCACACCAAAATGGGTCCTCCATCGACTGCCTCCAAGATGGAACCCTACTATGGTAGGTGCTTTCAATTGGGCAACCAACGTTCCCATACACAGCCCATTAAAGGTGGGCTCCGGTAGGGTGTACTGGTAGCCTTCGAAGCAAGTCGCCGTACCATTACCGCATGTGGCATTGTACGTAACCAGCGTGCTCTGCTTGGTAACCTCTCCTGTAACACGTTTGTGAACCAAGGTGCACGGCATCCAGGCCTTCATAACGTCTACGGGCAAATAGTGCGATATGTTCCTCCATGATCCACCATTTGGCACCCAAACCAAAGCAAAATCCGTATCTGGGATAAGCTGGGATTGTGTACGTGAGATGTAACAAGAAAAATTGGCACCGATAACGCTGGGGTCTTTCCGAGTAAAAGTCGCATGAAGCTCTCCCTCACCCATTATATGTTGGGGAATAAGAGCGACATTCGAGCTCAGAAACAAAGCATCACACCCTTGGGAATTAGTAGCTGACGTAATCTTCACATGTGTGAGATTGCCTGCCACCATTTCCTCGAGTTCCGAAAGAGCAACGCACTTGGAGCGTGACGATGTAGGCAACTCGTCAAAAGCAACTTTAGCCCATTCGTTCACAGCTCCATCGCGCTCCTGAACCTCTTCCATACTGGTGGGTTCTAAGGTAGATTGCACAACGGGCGTGTTAAGGGACTTCCATGCCTTTGCACATGTATAGACAATTGCTAAGGCGACACTGGCTCCCAAAACGTACTGCATGTAGTCATCTCTGTGTTTTTTGAACATGGCCGGCAACGCATCTCGCTGCTCGCCTATTTGCTCGTAAATGGCCTCTTCACAATGTTTTATCTGCGCTGTTCCAATGAACACGGCAAGAATTGCGCCCAACAAGCATAAAATGCTTTCATGGATACAGCTCATTGTTAAAAGCAGAATGACTACCCAGGAATACAAAACTGCAAGTGTGCGGACTCTCTCTTCAACCTTGTCGTAATTAAAAAATTGAACATACGACTTGATGGTTTCATTTTCCATCCATTCTTCCGGAATCCAATTGGTCCAGATTGCGAAGGGAGAGGAATCCAACCACCGGACGGCACTAATCATGGATTTTGTACACATCAGGTCGACTTTCTCGAGACATTGCGTGAGACATGCCGTAGCCTTTGCCATCTTTGGGACGACCAACATCTGGACACCAGCCGCCAAAAGCGACTGTGTCTCCATGCAACACATCTGTTCAGGCACATGACAACACTTGCACAACTTGGCGCGGTACTTGTCATTGGAATTCTCCACGAGTTCTCGTTGGTTCTTGAAGTGATCACGCGAATGCCAAGCCAAGAACCGTAAGTACGTGGCTAGGTCGACCTGAGTCATCGGAGAACCTTCGAATATGTGAGGACGATAAGTGATGATCTGCGTATAGGTGCGCTTCCCTTCAATTTTCGTCGTGGTGCCAAAAGCGTATTCCACCCGGAAATTCCACAGGTCTGCATATCTGTCAAAAGTATACACTCCATCTTTTGTGAAGTGCGTCCGAACTTTTTCCTGATCTAGCATCCCATTGGTAGCATACTTCTCCTTAACCGAGACAGTCACGATATTCTTACAGCGCCGTAAAACGGAAACTGGTTCGTTACTGTAGGTCGGGGCACAGAGGTCCTTCACATTGGTGGTGAGAACTACGGCCTTCGGTTCAATTTCAACCTTCCCTTT